TTTAAATTCTGTACTGTCTACGATTTGTTTTAATTTTATTCTATATAAATGCGGATACCAAGTTTGGCTAAACCCTTCTGCTGCACGATTCACATCTTCTACAACATAAAATCTTTTGAGTGCAATACTATAATCATTTAGTGCATATTCGTCTTTTAAGTGAGGTAATTCTATTACATCCCCACTCATAATTTTTCTACCAAGTGTTTTAACTGAACTGTTAATATGTATAGTCATAAACAGTGTATCATTACTTAAAAATAACCCAAATTGACTTAGATCAAAGTCAATATCTTGTACATTATAAATGCCACGCATTGAGTATACATCAGGATCATATTTTCTATCTCTATTTTCTAAGAATAACAAATCTTGAATGTTAGTTTCTTTTACTACATCATATTGCGGCTGATCAGCTGTAGCTTCACCGTCGGCAGGATTGTTAGGTCCTATATATTTGTGTACATTAATGTCAGTACCGCCAATGGTAAACATTTCATAAACTTGTTTGTCTATAAAGTGATAATCATTTCCGCGCTCTGGTTTATATAAAGATAGTCTTGGCATATACATATTTATCGTAACGATAAATACTATGTGGAGAAACTTATATGGCAGATTTAGCAACACAAAAACAAGAAGTATACGACTATGTAAACACATTTCTCGGCGGTGGAATGGTTGATGTAGAAATTGACCCAATACATTATGAAACAGCTCTAACAAAAGCATTGACTAAATTTAGACAACGTAGTGATAATAGTGTTGAAGAATCATATATGTTTTTAACAACTGTAGTAGATCAAAATGAGTATACATTGCCAAATGAAGTTATAGAAGTTCGTAAATTATTCCGTAGAAGTATAGGTTCTAGAACTGGTGGCGGTGATGGCGGCAGTTTGTTTGAGCCATTTAATTTAGCATACACAAATACATACTTGCTATCTAGCTCTAAAATGGGCGGACTAGCAACATATGATTTGTTTGCACAACACCAAGAACTTGTAGGACGTATGTTTGGATCATTTATCGAGTTTAAGTGGAGTAATACAAGTAAAAAACTTACATTACTACAACGCCCTAGAGCAGAAGAAGAACTATTACTTTATTGTTACAACTATCGTCCAGATTCGGAACTATTAAGTGATTACTTAGCAGTGCAATGGATTAAAGATTATACACTTGCAAGTTGTAAATATATGTTAGGCGAAGCACGTTCAAAGTTTGCTACTATTGCTGGACCACAAGGTGGTTCAACACTTAACGGTGATGCACTAAAAGCTGAAGCACAAGCAGAATTAGAAAAGCTAGAAGCTGATGTATCACTTGCAGTTAGTGGCGGTACTGGATACGGTTTTCTTATTGGTTGACAATTTGCATTAAAGACTATACACTATAAATTAATATAGAGGTATATCTTTTATGAAATTATTAGTTATCGGACACGGTCGCCACGGTAAAGATACTGTGTGCGAAATTTTACAACAAAATTATAATCTAAGTTTTGAATCAAGCAGTCGATTCTGTTCAAAACTTTTTATCTATGATATGCTAAAGGACAAGTATGGATATGCTGATGAAGAAGAGTGCTATGCTGACAGGCATAATCACAGAGCAGAATGGTATGATGCTATCTGCGATTTTAATAAAGGCGATGGAGCTCGCTTAGGTCGAGAAATATTTAAACAACACGATATCTATTGTGGACTACGTAATAAGCGTGAATTCTACGCTATGAAAAATACAAATGTATTTGATTATGCTATTTGGGTCGATCGTAGTGATCATCTTCCTCCTGAAGCAAAAGACTCAATGAGTTTAGAACAATGGATGGCAGATTTCACTATTGATAACAACAGCAACCTTGACGAACTTATGTTTAATACGTACCAACTTGTAGAACATTTAAAAGTCAGGACGTAAATCTCCTTGTCTCCAACGGACGCCTTCTTTTTGAACTAAACGCTGACAATTTGCACATATTGTTTTTAGATTATTAGGTCGACAATTATTTAAATCTCCGTCGATATGAAAGACATTAAATTGTTCTGTATGTTTTGATTTAAAACCGCACTTTTCACATTCTTCTTTTTTAACATAACCTCGTTGTTTCCATATAGGTATGCCGTGATGAATGCCATTTCGTAAACAGCGTTCGCACAGTTTTCGATAATATGTTTTACCTTGCTTTTTGTAATTAATAGCAGCAGGCCGCTCTCCGCACTGACATAAAGGTCTCATAGTGTATTTAGCTCACCTTTTTGGTGCCTTTTTCGGGGTGTATATAAGGGTGAAAACTTTCTAAATTAATAAATACACTATATAAAACAATATCATTTTGATAGGAGAAATAAAAATGGCATTAGTATCACCAGGCGTAGAAGTCAATGTAATTGACGAATCATTCTACACTCCGGCCGCAGCTGGTACTGTACCTATGATTTTTGTCGCAACTGCTAGTAATAAAACTTCAAGTAGTGGCGCAGGAATTGCAGCAGGTACAACCAAAGCAAACGCTGGTAAACCATATCTAATCACCAGCCAGCGAGAGCTTGGTGAAACATTCGGAGATCCATTATTTTACTCAGATGCCAATGGCAATATGATTCACGCAGGTGAATTAAATGAGTATGGATTACAAACTGCATATTCTGTATTAGGTGTATCTAATAGAGCATATGTAGTAAGAGCAGACATCGACTTAGCTAAACTTACTGCACAATCAAATGCACCAGGTGGTGAACCTGCTAACGGTGCAAAATGGATTGATACGCAAACTTCAAGTTTTGGTATTTTAGAATGGAATAGCAACGCTGTTACAACAACAGGCGGTCAGTCTTTTTCAGTAGTACCTAGAACTGTGTTAGTTGAAGCTTCAGATATTGATTCGAACACATCAGCACCAAAAACATCAATTGGACAAATTGGTGATTATGCTATTGATGGCACAATTGATGTAAACGATACTGCTACAGAGTTTAGAACATTTTATAAAACTCCAGGACATTCATCAGCAGCAGGTTCTGCAGGTGATTGGGTTAGAGTTGGTTCAACTCAATGGTCAGCAAGTTGGGCAACAGTTAGAGGTAGTAAAACACCAGTAAGTATTGCATTAAGCGATTCAATGGTAATTAACAGTTTAGAAGTTACTTCTTCAGGCACAACACTTACTACACTTGCAGCAGATATTAATGCTAGAGGTATTGCAGGTGTATCAGCAGCAGTAGTTGATAGTGCATTAGAACTTTATTCAACAGGTGTTGATATTATAATTGAAACAGGATCAGGGTCACTAGTAGGTGACGAAAATACTGCTTCAGAAGATGGTGGCGCATTAGGTATTATAACAGGCACATATGCTGCACCTAAAGTTACTATTGCACCTCACACAAGCGTTCCTGCATACAAAGATGGCGGTTCAGCAGAAGCACCTAGTGGTTCACTTTGGATTAAAACTACAAGTCCAAATGGTGGAGCAGACATTAGTGTTAAATCTTACAATAGCGACACTCAGCTTTGGGAATCTATTGATGCACCAATGTACGCAAGTCCAGAAAGAGCACTATTTGGTTTAGACAAAAGCGGTGGCGGATCAAATCTTCTTGCAGGAGATTTATATGTAAAAGCTAACATTAACGAAACAGATCCAATTTTATTAGACTTCCAAGTTTTTTCAAGAGCAGCAGCCGGAGCAACAGTTGTAACTGGTGATAAAATTACCACTCAACTAGTATCTGGTACATATTCTTTTGATATTGCAGAAACTACAGCAGGAAGTTTAACTAGATCTAATAAGACAATATCAGTTACAACTTTAGGTTCTAGTGCAGATGCAGATATTGTTGCAGCAGGTATTAATGCAGCCGGATTCACTAATATCGTTGCACTTGTTGATGCTTCAAATAGAATTGTTATTCAGCATAAAACAGGCGGCGATTTCCGTATTGCCGATACTGATGGACTTTTAAGTTTAGCAGGTTTTGTTGCTACAGGAACTAACAAAAAAGCTAATCTTTACACTGCACCTAGTGGCGATACAGCTAATGATTTAGTTGCATCAAACTGGAAGCCTTTAGAAGCAACTGCTAGTGATGATGCACCAGCAAGTCTAACAGCAGACGGCGAATTATGGTACAGCTCAGTAGTTGACGAAGTTGATATGCTAGTACACGACGGCAGCGGCGGATGGAGAGGATATCTAAATGTATATCCTAATTCAAATGCAACTGGTCCTATTGTAAGTGCTAGTGAACCAACACTACAAACAGACGAAACAAGTCCACTAGTTGAAGGCGATTTATGGGTTGACACTTCAGACGTAGAAGCATACGGCACACTATATCGTTATAATGCTACACTTGCTAAGTGGGTGCTTATTGATAAAGCTGATCAAACAACTGAAAACGGAATATTATTTGCAGACGCACGTTGGTCAGACGCAGGTTCAAATTCAGCAGCAGCTGATATTGACGAACTTCTAGTAAGTGACTATTTAGATCCAGATGCTCCAGATCCAGCACTATATCCAGAAGGAATGTTGCTTTGGAATACACGCAGAAGCGGATTTAATGTTAAGCGTTTTGAGCGCAACTATATTGATACAGCAGCTGATAACGGACGTTTCCAAGTTGTAGGAAACAGCGGTAGCTTAGAAGATCAATCAATGGAACAGTACTATCCACATCGTTGGGTTACTGACTCAGGCAATAACGAAGACGGTTCAGGCACATTTGGACGTCACGCACAACGCAAGTCTGTAGTACAAGCTCTACAAGCAACTGTAAACAGCAACCAAGATATTAGAGACGAAGAATCACGTCAGTTTAACTTGATTGCTGCTCCAGGTTATCCAGAACTAATTGGTGAAATGATCACGCTAAACTATGACAGACGCTTAACAGCATTTGTTGTAGGTGACACACCAGCTAGACTAACACCAGATGCAACATCATTGAATGAATGGGCAACTAACGTTAATCTAGCAGTTGAAGATAACGATGATGGTGCAGTAAGCCGTGATGAATATATGGCAATGTATTATCCTTGGGGCTTTACAAGCGATAATGCAGGAAACAACGTTGTTGTTCCACCAAGTCATATGGCACTACGTACTATTATACTAAACGACCAAGTTGCGTTCCCCTGGTTTGCTCCAGCAGGTACAAGACGCGGTGGTGTAACAAACGCAACAAGTTCAGGCTATGTAAATAGTGAAGGTGAATTTGTAAGTGTTGCACTTAACACAGGCCAGCGTGATACACTATACAGCAACAACATTAACCCAATTACGTTTATTAGCGGAGCAGGTTTAGTTGTATTTGGTCAGAAAACTCGTGCAAGAAATGCAAGTGCGCTAGATCGTGTAAACGTAGCACGTTTGGTTGTATACTTACGTGGACAACTAGAACTACTTGCAAGACCATACTTGTTCGAACCAAATGACAAGATCACACGTGATCAGGTTAAAGCAGCAGCAGATGCTCTGCTACTAGAACTTGTAGGTCTAAGAGCACTTTATGACTTCTTAGTTGTATGTGATGAAAGCAATAATACTCCAGCAAGAATCGATAGAAACGAGCTATGGTTAGATATTGCTATTGAGCCTGTTAAGGCAATTGAATTCATCTACATTCCATTGAGAATTAAAAACACAGGTGAAATTGCGGCACTAGGTTAATATACGCATATAATGAGCAGGGAATTATCCCTGCTCAAATGTGTATAAATACTATGTATAGGAGATAAAGAATGCCAATCACAACTTTAACAAATATTTCGATACCTACCGAAGGTGCAGGTTCTAATAGTTCGCTATTAATGCCTAAACTACAGTATCGCTTCCGTGTTTTCCTTGATAACTTTGGAACAACAGGTGGCGCAGACGGTACTAGAGAAATTTCAAGACAAGTAGTAGATGTAACTCGTCCAAACGTAAGTTTTGATCAGATTACAGTAGATACTTATAACTCAAGAACATATCTTGCTGGTAAGCACACTTGGGAACCAATTACGCTTACACTACGCGAAGATGCAAACAACAACGTACAAAAAATTGTTGGACAGCAATTACAAAGACAGTTTGATTTCTTTGAGCAATCAAGTGCAGTAAGTTCAGGTACTTACAAATTCCAAACTAGAATTGAAATACTAGACGGTGGTAACGGAGCAACAGGTGCAAATGTTATTGATAGATTCCATTTAGTAGGATGCTATATTGAATCAGCAAACTATAACACATTAGCATATGCAACAAATGACCCAGTTACAACAACATTATCTATACGTTACGACAATGCAATCCAATTTGGAGCAGATGAAGACTTTAACGGTATCGGCGAACCAACAGCTAGAATCTTAGCTGGCGGAACAGGCGGCACAACAGTTACTGGCTAATTAGTCAACAGATTGGCGTTATATTAAAGCGAGAATTGTTAATTCAGTTCTCGCTTTTTTATATACGCATATATTTTCTATAGATAAATATTATTATGAGTACTTTAGATCCATATCTTGTTAATGTAAATCTTGATGTGCATATGCGTGATGCAAGACACGCACATCAACTGTATACGGAATACGGACACGCTTTCTCGCCGAAGCAAAAATTCTTATACCACGTTGTATTTCAACCTAGTAGAGCAATTGCAGATGCATCATTATATAATACATTTTTATTTGTTAAAGAAATCGGTGTATTAGTTAAATCTACAGACTTACCTAGTTTTAGAGCAAGTATCGAAAATAAACAGCAATACAATAGAAAGAAAAATGTTCAAACAAGAATAGATTACCAAGATGTAAGAATGACATTTCACGATGATTCTGTAGGTGCTACAAGATCAATGTTAGAAGAATACTACAAATGGTATTATGCTGACGGCAATCAAGATATTACAGCAGCAGGCGGCGCTTATAATCCAAGAGACAAATACTATTCAAAAGTACCAACTTACGGATTAAACACAAGAAAACAATCTGTAGCTCACGAAATACCGTTTTTTGAATATATAAAAATATATCAATTATCTCGTAAAGAATGGTTTAGTTATACTTTAGTTAATCCTTTATTATCTGCTTGGCAACACGGTGATTTAGATTATAGTGACGGTTCTGGTATGGTTGAAAATACAATTACAATTGCATATGAAGCAGTTTTATATGATAAAGGAACTATAGGTGCTCAAGGAGAACCTACACATTTTACATCAGCTGAAACAAGATATGATAATGAAATGAGCCCATTGGGTTACGCAGATGAATCTATTTTTGAAAAATATAATTTATCCCCAAAATTGCTCAACACGTCTCCTAATGTTCCGCGAGGCTTAATTGCAAGAATGGCAAATAGTGATAGTACTATTAATCCTTCAAATATTAATAATAACTCACAAACAGGAGTACTAGAACAAATTATTGTACCGTTACAAACACCTGCAATAACTACAACTAGTATACCAGCCACTGAATCTAGTTTAAATCCAGTTGCAATTGCAGCACAAATAACCACTAATCCATCTGCAAGATCGAGTTTTGTAGCACAAGCTATTAATACAGGAGCAGTACCTGGTACCACAGTTGAATCATACACTGGATTGTCTGCAACAGCACAACAAGATATTACAAATGGGTTAATTAACCAAATAAACAGTAATACGAAATTAGCCTCATTTGCAAATACTGCATTAAGAGCAGCAAGAGGAGTAATTACATAATGGACTCTGGTAATCCACAAAAAGTTTCAGACGAATTAACAAAAAAGTTTTTTGACAATTATTATAATAGACAAATTTCTTACAATGCATCGGAAGTAGATGCAGTAATCGGTTATTTTTTAAAACGAGGGTTTGATAAAATTGCTGCTGTAAATACCGCAAGTGTGCTTTTACAACAAGCAGAAATTGATCAGATAACAGTTTTTAAATTAATAGATACTTTGAAAGGTGTCACTGATGTACAGTTGAGTAATATTGTTGCACAAATATTAAATCTAAATCGCAGCAAAGTAAGTACTCTTGGTTATAGAATACCAGAAAAAACACAACTGTTTGAGCAGCGTCAAATCTTAGTCTAATGGCACATTTTGCTCAAGGTAAATTCAATCTAAAAAACCCTGAAAAATATGTAGGAAACAAAACTCCTACATACCGCTCAGGTTGGGAATTTACCTTTATGAAATTCTGCGACGAACATCCTAGTGTATCGCAATGGGCTTCTGAAGCAATACGTATACCTTATAGAAACCCGTTGTCTGGCAAACATACAATATATGTTCCTGATTTTTTTATTGTATACTCAGATAAAGGTGGAAGGAAAAGAGTTGAACTAATAGAAGTTAAACCTAGCAGTCAAGCACTAAAAGAAAAATTAGGACGCAGTAGAGCTAATCAAGCACATTATGTTGTTAACCAAGCGAAGTGGGAAGCAGCAAGAGCTTGGTGCAAACAAAAAGGAATATACTTTCGTATAGTGACCGAACAAGACATATTCCATAATGGTAAAAGACGATAAATAATACTAGCATATAATGGAAGCTACAATGACAAAAAAGTTAGAAGATTTATTAAATTTACCAGATTCAAAAGATATTATTGAAGAAGCTGAAGCACAAGAAGTTGAGCAACATAAACACGAAATAGAAAGAGAAGAAACATTTCGTGATATAGCAGAATTTGATAAAATTAATGCTGCACTTCCAGCTGTCAAAGGCCTTGGAGAAATGGCTGATAAAGAGTTAAATGAAGTTGCTGACAAAGCTATGAATGCATACGAAGACTTAATGGATCTGGGTATGAATGTTGAAAGTAGATATAGTGGCAGAGTTTTCGAAGTAGCAGGCGGAATGCTAAAAACTAGTTTAGATGCAAAGGTTGCAAAACTAGATAAAAAACTTAAAATGATTGAACTACAACTCAAAAAAGAAAAACAAGATAAAGATTCTAATAATGCACCTGGCGATATAGTTAACGGTGAGGGTTACGTAGTTACAGATAGAAACAGTCTACTTGAGCGCCTAAAAGGTCTTGATAAAGATAAATAATATATATAACAAATTAGGATCAATGCGCAATGAGATCATTTAAAGAAATACTAACAGAGTCTAAAAAGACTTATGAATTTAAAATTGGTGTGGCAGGCGATTGCCCTCCAGAATGTGTAGATAAATTAGAAACTGCTCTTAAAAAGTTTAATTTGTCTAATTTAACATCTGGAAAGAAAACACCAATACAAGAACGTCCTTTAGATTTTCCACAACTACAAAATATGGAAGTAACATATTTTGAAGCAACAGTAGAATATCCAACTACAAATATTATTTTACAGGAATATCTTGGCAAATGTTGCGGTATTGATCAAAGTCATATTATAGTGCGCAATATGAATGATCCTAGAGAAGAATACCAAGAAATGAAGGACGACGAGCCTTATGAATCTATGTTGAATACCGAAGATATGGGCGGCGAAAGTGCCCAAGAATCAGTAGGTGGCAATCGTGTAATGGATTTATTAAAAGAACTAGAAACTGCTCGTAAAGAACGCGACCACGATGCAGCAGAAGGTGCACCTGTAGGAGAATCAAGCGATATTGGTGACACAGAAAACAGTAAAGCGGTCGTAGGAGGTTAATATTATGGATATGAAGAACTTAATTCAGCAAATGACTGATATAGAAAATTCAAAAAAAGAACAACTTAACGAAGCAGCTACAATTTCTATTAGTGCAGAAACAGGCGCAGAGATTGCAGATATGATAGCCGCTATGCAAGGACACGCAGGTGTAGGATCAAAGCCAGTACCAGCAGATATGCCAATGCCAATGCGTACTGACATTGAAAAGTTTCGTGCAGCAATGGACGACGATCCAAAAATTCCAGGTAAAGACGATGTAGAAGGCGATCAAGATTTACAAGCAGGACTAATTGGCGCACTGGCAGGAGGCGCATTAGGTTCAGCAGCAGGTGCAGCTACAGGTGCAACAGGCGCACTAGCAGCAAAAGGTGCAGCACTTGGTGCAAAAGCAGGTTCAGGAATTGCTGGCGCAATGGGCAAAGGTATGTTAGGAAAAGCAGCCGGTGGCGCAATGGGTGCTAAAGTAGGTTCAGCTGTAGGCAGTGCATTACCAGGAGCAGCAGGAGCAGCTATTGGCGATAAAATGACAGATGACATTGAAGAAGATGCTGATCCTAAAGTTGCGTCAATGATTGCCAAGTTTGTAGATGAAATGGACACAGATATGATGTACTACGGTGATCCTGACGTTGCTAAAGTAAGTATGTTAATAAAGCAAGGTAACATAGAAGATGCCGCTGGAGAAATGGCAGATGCTATGGCTGATCAAGATGGCGGCAGTGATAAGTTTGATATGGTAATGGCACGAGCTCAAGAATACATTGAAGATTATATGGACAATATGGGCGAAGGTTACGACAACGAGCCAGATCCAGAATATCAAGATCACAAGCATATGACAAAAGATCTAAGCGGTGGTATTAACCGTGAAAAGAAAGCATATGCTAAAGCACAAGACGGCGACAATGCAATGGCTGTAGAAGCTATTAAAGCACAACTAATGAAAGCACTAGAAGAAAAGAAAAAGCCAGACGCAAATAAGAATGGCATTCCGGATTATGCAGAAGATGGCAAAGGTCCAAACGATCTAAAGAAGAAAAAGAAAAAATAATCTACGGTGGGGTTACACCAAATAGGGCCTACGGGCCCTATTTTTTTGGATAAGTATTATTATGAGTAAATCACTAGATGGTGTATTAACTAAAAAGGCTAATACGCAAGAAACATATACTGAAGTACAGATTCAGGATCTTATGCAATGTATGGATCCTAACGAAGGTTACTTACATTTTGCAAAGCATTTTGCATACATACAACATCCGGTAAAAGGTAAGTTGTTGTTCGATCCTTATGAATATCAATTACGTTTGATGCATTCATATCATAACTACCGCTTTAATATTAATATGATGCCAAGACAAACAGGTAAAACTACCTGTGCTAGTATCTACCTTGCGTGGTATGCTATGTTTCACCCGGACCAAACTATTCTTATTGCTGCACACAAATACACAGGTGCGCAAGAGATTATGGCACGTATCCGCTATGTGTATGAAACTTGTCCAGATCATATTAGAGCAGGCGTTACTAGTTATAACAAAGGTAGCATTGAATTTGAAAATGGTTCACGTATTATAAGCCAAACAACAACGGGCAACACAGGACGTGGTTTGTCTATCTCACTACTATACTGTGACGAGTTTGCATTTGTGCAACCTAACATTGCTGAAGAATTTTGGACTTCTATATCGCCTACACTAGCAACAGGTGGTCGTGCTATTATTACTAGTACACCTAACTCGGACGAAGATACATTTGCTACTATTTGGAAACAAGCAGAACAAAAATTTGATACACACGGTAATGAGCAAGAAGTAGGTGTTAATGGATTTCACGCATTTAGAGCAGAATGGCAGGAACATCCTGATAGAGATGAAAAATGGAAAGAAGATGAAATTGGACGTATTGGAGAAGAAAAATTTCGTCGTGAATACGGATGTGAATTCTTAGTATTTGACGAAACACTAATTAATTCAATTAAACTTGCCGCAATGGAGGGAGTTAATCCTATACTTAATATGGGACAAACCCGCTGGTATAAAAAGCCTACTAATCAATATACATACTGTATTGCATTAGATCCGTCAATGGGTACAGGCGGAGATTATGCTGCTATACAAGTATTTGAATTGCCTAGTTATGAACAGGTAGCAGAGTGGCAACATAATCAAACTGCTATACCTGGACAAATAAGAGTACTTGCTGACATATGTAAATATATAGAAAGTTGTACACAAAATTCACAAGGCATATACTGGAGTGTAGAAAACAATGGGTTGGGAGAAGCCGCACTTATCGTTATCAATGACTTTGGGGAAGAAAATATACCTGGTCTGTTTGTTAGTGAACCTATACGTAAAGGACACGTTAGAAAGTTCCGCAAAGGTTTCAACACAACGCACAGTACCAAAGTTACGGCTTGTTCCAGACTTAAAACAATGATTGAAAATGATAAAATGCTTGTACACTCAAAACCATTTATATCTGAATTAAAAGGTTATGTTGCAACAGGTTCAAGCTATCAAGCCAAATCAGGTATGACTGATGATTTGATTAGTGCAACACTATTAGCAATTAGAATGATGAGCGTACTTAAAGACTGGGATCCTAGAGTGTATAGTACATTTAATCAGGCAGAAGATTTAGAGGATTATGAACCGCCGATGCCAATCTTCATTAGTAGCAACTATTAGATAAATACAGTATGATTGAACAAGATAAAATAAGCGAAGATCTTTTTAAAAAAATACGAGGTAGATTTCCAGAAGTTACTATCGGTGATGCCGAAGGTATGGTAACTAACGAGCCTTCAAAAGCAAGATTTTTTGATTTTGATTATAAGGGTTTAGGAAAAGTAAGTATTAGTATTTCTGAGGAAGATGGTTTATCTGTAATATATTCTAAAGATTTTATTAGTAACGAAGATGAACTAACAAAAAAAGATTGGTATGATTTTTTAAAAGAACTTAGAGTTTTTAGTAAAAAAAGAATGCAAGACTTTAGTGTTCGAGACATTAATAAAACAAATTTGACAAAAAGAGATTACAAATTTTTAGCAAATCGATCTGGGGACGATACAATGACAGAATCAAAACTTTACGGTACTAGTCGTGTAAGCTATCAAAAAGTAGGCGAAGCACGTATTATGATTAAGCATACAGAAAACATTAATCAAGAAAGTGCTACAGGCAGAACACAAAAGATTGGTAAGATCTATATTGAATCACCCGAAGGTGAAAGATTTAAATATCCATACAAACATCTAAGTGGTGCAAGGGCAATGGCTCGTCACGTATCAGAAGGCGGCACAGCCTATGATGATTTTGGCAAGCATATTGTAGGTCTTTCAGAAGAAATGTCTAAACTACGCAAGTTTAAAAACTATATGGGTCGTAGTGCTGTAATGGCAGAAAGCCTAGCAGGATATATGGACATTGTCAAAGAGCGTATTACTACAGTTAAGAAGACAATTGAGAGTTTACAAAAGCCGGCATATTACAAAGA